TTCAAAATCATGGCCTGGCAGAGCAGAATAAGGTATTTAATGACCTAGTTAAAATAGCCTCAATCATTGGTGCTCCAGTTGTACCTACGGGAGACTGTCACTATGTGCATCAGTCTGACGCTCGTGCCCATGACATAATGTTGTGTGTTGCTACTAACTGCAATGTTCACACTGAAAATAGATTCTCATTTAGTGGTGACAATTTCTATCTTCAGTCATACGATGAGATGGCGAAGACATTTGATGAACAGTGGCTTAGAAATACTATGTCTATTTGTGACATGATTGATGTTGATCTCAGTTTTGGTGATCATTATTTTCCAAATTTTCCAATACCAACCAATGAAAACTCAATTGATTACTTTGAGCGACTAGCTTGGGATGGATTAAAAGAGCGTTATGGCGATCCTCTTCCTTCTCATATTATCAACCGTGCCAACTATGAACTCCGTGTAGTCAAGGATATGGGTTTTCCAGAGTACTTTCTAGTTGTTTCTGATTTAGTTCAATGGGCCAAGAACTCTAACATTAGAGTTGGATGGGGTAGAGGTTCTGCTGCTGGCAGTATCCTTTCTTATGCATTTAAAATCACTAACTTAGATCCAATCAAGTTTGGATTGATGTTTGAAAGATTCTTAGTCGAAGGTAGAAAATCCATGCCTGATATTGACTTGGACTTTGATGATAGATATAGAGATGTAGTAATTAACTACGCTCGTACTAAGTATGGCGAAGATCATGTTGCTCATATTTGTACTTTTAACCGTACTGGTGCGAGACAATCTATACGCGATGCTGCTAGAGCCCTTGGGTATGACTTCATCGATGGAGACTCAATAGCTAAACTTGTTCCTCCTCCTGTCTTGGGTGTATCCAAGGATTTAGCTGAGTGTATGCAGGTAGAGGAATTTCAATCTGCCTATAACGAAAGCGATAAAGGCAAGGAGATTATTGATGCAGCTTTTGGGTTAGAGGGGATAGTTCGTCAGACGGGAATACATGCCGCTGGTGTTGTTATTTCGCGAGAAGAACTTATCAATTATCTGCCTGTTATGAAAAAGGGTGCTGATAATCCAATTGTTACACAATGGGATATGGGCAGAGTTGAACAGTGCGGTCTACTTAAAATTGACTTCTTGGGTTTAAGAAACCTGGGTGTTATTGATTCATGCCTGCAGCTCATTCAAAAGCACCGAGGAATAGTTGTAGACATAGATAAAGTGCCATTAGATGATTCAAAAACATTTGATGAACTTTGTAAAGGTAACAGTGTTGGAGTTTTTCAGCTTGAGTCTTCAGGTATGCGAAACATGATGTTGGCTATCCAGCCTAGGACCATCGAAGATATCATGGCTTTGATTTCATTATATCGTCCAGGTCCAATGGGTTCTGGTATGGATAAACAATACATTGATAGAAAAAATGGCAAGAGCAAAGTTAAGTACGAACATCCTAAACTTGAAAAAGTTCTAGCACCTTCGCTGGGGATCATGCTCTATCAGGAAGATGTTTTAGGTGTAGCTAGAGAGCTAGCCGGGTTCACTTCTGCTGAAGCAGATGATCTTCGCAAAGTCATTGGTAAAAAGCAGATGGAAAAAATTCCTAAGATGCGATCAATGTTTGTTGACGGATGCATTAAAAGTTCAGGTATCACCGAAACTTTAGCTAATAAAATATTCTCAGAGATTGAGTACTTTGGTGGATATGGATTTAACAGAGCACACGCAGCTAGCTATGCAATGGTTAGCTATATAACAGCATATTTAAAGACAAATTATACAATTGAATATATGGCAGCCCTCATGTCTTCTGTTGTTGGTAACAAAGAAAAGCAATCATTATATCTATACGATTGCAGAAAACTTAATATTAATGTTCTTCCACCTTCCATCAATTATTCTGGAATAGACTTTGAAGTCTACAATAACAATTCAATTATATTTGGACTTTCTGCCATAAGTGGTATTGGATCATCTATAGCTGATGCGGTAGTTAACGGTAGAGATAAAGCTAATCCATATATTGGTATCAACGATTTCTTTAGAAGATGTGATCCTGTTATTCTCAAGAAAACAACTATTGAACACCTCGCTTATGCAGGGGCTTTTGATGAACTGATTCCTAATAGTTCTGATTCCTTTACTCGTTTAGAGGAGTTAAATATTTTAGAAAAAGAAAAAGAAGAACTTGGAATATATGTTACAAATCATCCAGTAATGGGTATATGGGATGTTATATCAAAGAAAATTTCTACAGAGATGTTAGATCTTAATGAAATACAAACTGGTATAAATGTAAAAGTTGGTGGAATCATCACATCCTTTAAGTCTATGATGACCAAAAAGGGTCAGAAAATGTATAAGTTTACGGTAGAAGACATTGGTTCGGATGTAGAAATTATTGTGTTTCCAAAGTCAGCTCAAAATATTCCTGAAGAGGATCTATCACCAGGCAGTGCTGTTGTTATATCTGGAATGTTGACTAAAGATGGTGACGAAGAAAACTCTGTACCCAAAATATTCCTTAATGATTATGAAAAAATTGACAGTCATTTATTTTCTGCTGGTAAAGCTATAATCATTGATATCAAAGATGATATTAGTTATAAAACTTTAGAAAAAATATATGATATAATTAATAACTCAAAAGGTGATAAACCAGTTTTACTTCAGTGTAAAGCAGGTAGACACAAAGTTATTTACAAGTTTAATATAAGTGCTTCTTCTAAGATAGAGGCAACGATAAGACAATTAATAGAATTGGAGATGTAATGTCTGGTCAATATCCTGTAGTTAATCCCGCAGAGAAGCCTTGTTGGTCTTTCTGTGGTTCTTGTAACAGATGCAAGGACAAGGGTAGATATTCTAAATGTCAGGGATGCAGTGGAAGATATGATCCTAAATTAATTATTCAATCTGATGATGAAGATTTCTGCGATTGCAAAAATGGAACTCTCAGATGGAGAACGCAAAATGGTAGATTAATCATTACCAAGTTTAGATCTGACCCTTATAAGGGAGAGGTTAAATATGAGAAGGTCTCAGAAGATGAAAGAGACTGGGATTCATATGTGGCTGATATGCGTGAAAAAATGAATGATCCTACCTGGGATCCTATTACTTTTTATTAGGAGAATTATATATGCCAAATCAAATTGCAGTCCGTTTAGAAAAGGGAGATATAAAACTAGTTGAGTATTCAGATGGAAATTTTGTTTATGATGATAAAATTTTTATTCAGTCTGGATGTGTTGGTTTTTATGCTACCAAAGTTGAGTTAGAAGATATTAGAACTGTCATTGATTACTATCTAAATTTAGATAAGTATGATGAAATAAAGGTATCAGTTGGTGGTGAATATGTTTCCAAATAATGAAGATGACTTTATGGAGATAGGTGATACCGGATGGACACCTATTGCAGAAGGTTGGTTTTTTAATAGTAATAATCGTCATACGATGGATGAAATTGGTCGGGAATATGATGAAAATGGAGATCTTATTTTCGATCCTAATAATTAATAATTGGAGTTATTTTGAGTATTGATATTAAAAATTTTGAAGACCTTTCTGAATTGGAAAAGTTAGCTCTTGTTGACTTTTCTTATTCAAGAATAGATACATATAACTCTTGTGCCGCAAAGTATTTTTATTCATATGTATTAAAAGAACCAAGACAATTTAATCCTCCTGCTGTTCTAGGGAATATTGTTCATGAAGTATTAGAAAATATTCTAGATAATGATAAACAACTTGTTTTAGATGAGCTAAAAGATGAATATGAAAAGATCGTTCCTGAGTGGGATCCGGATAATAAAATTCCAAATGATCTGATTCAAATTGGGAAAGTCATTCTTGATGAGTTTTATGATGAGCACAGTGATAAGTCATTTAATATATTTGATAAAGAAATGGCTTTTGATTTAATCATTGGCTCTTATAGAATAAGAGGATTTATTGATAGGGTTGACATCATAGGAGATAGGGTCAATATTATTGACTATAAGACTGGGAAATGGGAAGTATCTCTTAAGGAAGTACCAAATAATTTACAGCTTGGGATATATGCCCTTGCAGCTGCTACTCTTTTTGCTGATAAAGAAGTGCATGCAGAATTATATTATCTTAGGTCCGGAAAAAGAAAAGGTCATACGTTCACTGCAGATGAAATTGAATTAGTAAAGCAGAAAGTAATTGATAATATCAATAAAATTATTAATGATACTAATTTCACTCCAACTTCTAATGGTAGAATTTGCTCTTACTGCGATCATGCAGCGTCGGGAGCTTGTGGCATAGGTGCTTATAGAAATAGAAATAGAAATAGATAGCAGAAAGGCCGGAGGAATTATCCTCCGGCCTTTCTGTTGTTGACTTAAATTATATCAGAATGACTCTGACGGATTGTCCATTGCATCTGTAACGAAATCGAATCCATCATACTCGGTTACTACTTTTACTGCTTCCTCGTGGTCAAAACCAAGGTTTACAAGATCATCGATGATCTCTTCGTTGATTGACTGGAGAATGCTGTTGGTGAGGGTGTTAAGTGTGTTCATGGCTTGTATGTTATCTCTTTCGTGTTATCTTGTCAAATGATTTGAACAATTTTATTAATTGGTGTATAATACTTGAAGTATTATAGTTCGACAGGATACCAGAATGGATCTTAATGTAACAAGTTCTATGGACTTTTTTTTGGAAAAATCTCCATTTAAAAAGCATCCAAATTTAAATAACATATTAAATCGACAGATCGATAAAGGTATAGAGGAAAACGATGGCATCCTTAAAAGGAAAGCCGGTAATGCTTTTCAACATACTAGAACTGGATATAGAAAAGATATAGATTTAAGTGTTCGTTCAAGTTGGGAAGCAAATTTTGTAAGAGTATTACAGATATATAAGATTGAATATCAGTTTGAGCCTACAGTTTTCCCATTTCCTATAAAGAGAGGAACGAAAGGTTATACTCCTGACTTTTATTTTCCAGCTCAAGATGAATGGTTAGAAATTAAAGGTTATTTAGATGATAAAAGTAAAATTAAACTTAAAAGATTTAAGAGATATTTCCCAGAAGAATTTAGTTCAATGACTTGCGTGATAAGCAAGTATTCTAATGAAGCTAAAAACTTTATGGCTGACTTAGAGATTCCCAATATTGTTTTCTATGAGGACATAAGAGATTCATACAGTAAGTATCTTATAAATTGGGAAGGGAAAAAATGAGTAGCTTTAAAGAGCAATATTATTCTTTAGAAGAAGAAGAAATGCAGGCGCTTATAGCTGATGCAAAGAAAGGGTTAAAAAATTCTCAACAAGAACTATTGAATGTTTTTCATAACTTTTTAACCAAATACGTATCGCTATTGCATCATGGGAAATTCAATTTAAATGACTATGATATTCGGAGATTTATATCTCTTTTTATAAAAGATCCCTTTGTGCGTTTTGCTCTTATGAAAAATAAGATGAATAACATGCAACTAAAGCATATCAACGAATGTATGCGCGGCATACATTATATGACAAAGAGGTACTGTGATGAGGAAGATATTAGACAGACGGTTCATATGACTTTCTTCCAGTGCATAACAAGGTACGAAAGGAAAGGCCCAATTCCTTTCAGTGGATTTTTATATAGTTATTTCTTTTATCTTCTTAAAAAGAACGTAGATGTATTTTTGATTGATCAGCTTGGAAGGAAAACTTTCCCATTGCTAGCAGATGATGCAACTATGGATGAAAGTGATGATAACTTTGTGATAGGATTTAAAGCTGATCCAGTTGAATATAGTCTTGAGCAGCTCCTTGCAGCTGAAAAGATAGATGAGTTCTGGGTTCTGGGAGAAAAAAATATGGTCCCATTTGATAGGCTTTCAGTTCAAGAAAGGCAACTTCTCAAGTGGAGATTTGTAGATGGACAAAGGTCTAGTGAGATATCTCAAAAGATAAATGAACATCCAAATACAGTACGTGAGCATCTTTCGAAAATTAAAAACAAGATTAAGGATGCAATCATAGAGTTAGATATGATAGAATTTACTTCACTTATTAAGATGGAGAAACAAGTATGAACCTCCAATCAATGGAGAAATTACAAGAATTACTTAGAGATTTTTTAGGACCACAGCTTAGAGAAGTCATAGATGCATATGGCAAGATGGATAGTCAGAGCAAGTATTTCGTAGAGATACCTGAGTCTGATGTTATAGATCTTGGCCTTGATAAAATAGCATCATTGGTAGCTCGCACTTCAAATGTTTATGGCCGTGCTGCCAGATTTGCTGGTATTGCTAGAGCGCAGTTTAAGATTATTGAAGGTAATTATAAAAAGGTTTACAAGTCTAATAGAGTGGGAAAGAATGAGGCAGAACGAGAAGCCTCAGCTATTCTGGCGGCAGAAGAAGAATATACTGCTTTAGTTACCTGTGATGCGATTGTGAGTCTAGCAGAGTCACTTGAGTCATCTGCCCGTATTGCTTCTGAGTCAGCTAGAAAGTTAATGGATAAAATCCAGTCTATGCAGATAGCTTCATTCAGAGAAGAAAAAGGTGCCTATATGGAATCTGACTTCAGTACATATTAAGGATTATTATGTTCATTGCTCACTATAAAAATACAAAGTCTTCAAAAGAATTTTATTCTGATACAAAGGAAGATTTAAATTTTCCAACACAGGTTGTTTATAAGGGGGAAAGATATCTTTTGTATAGAACAATACAAGTTAGTTCTAGTAGCCAATTTGAAAGAATATTATCTTCCACAAAAGACCAGGGCGTTGAATGCAACGTAAAGATTGATTGACTATGAATATAGAAGTTTTTTGCGATGGAGCATCTAGAGGTCAAGGTCAAAAAAAGTTTGGAGAAGCAGCATGTGCTACAGTAGTCTATAAAAATAGAAAAAAGATAGCACAATTTGCTAGAGGTCTAGGTCCTAGAACAAATAATGAGGCAGAATATGAAGCTGTTATTGCTGGACTATTGATTTGTTCAATGGGTGATCTATATGATCCTATAATATATACTGATTCAGCGGTAGTTGCTAATCATATTAGTGGTAAGTGGAAATGTAAAAATGATTCTTTAATCCCTCTTTTGATGACTATTGAAGAAATTAGATCAGAATTCAATTTTAGAGTTGTTCAAGTTAATAGAAGCTTTGTATGGGAACCAGATTTCTTAGCAAATACATTTTTAGATGAATTAGAACAGCGTAAAGATAATATTAGCAAACAGTGATTGGTGTAATATGAATATGAAAAAAACAATAGATCCAAACCAACCTATAATTTTAGGTTTGGCAGGAGAAGCAGCTACTGGAAAAACTTCGGTAGCAGAATTCTTAGTTCCTCAGGCACAAATGAACGCTAGTTCTAATGGTATGACATGGGATCACATTTTCTTTGCTCTACCATTATATGAAATGGCTTCTGCTAAAAGAAATATACGTGGCATAAGAGAAAAAGATAGACAGCTATATTCATTACATAGTGTGATATATGATTTATTTGGTGGGTCACCCATCGGTAATGTTCCAGATTATGAAGTGTTGATTGATATAGTTAAGAAGATCTATTCTCTCCCCTTCAGTGCTGATGATATTAAGCCAAGATCTTTTCTACAAAAGGCAGGAGATATATGTAGAGAGGTAGATGAGGATTGCTTTGCAAGATGGGCGATAGCTAAGTCTAATAAACTTTATAGAGATTATATTAGAGATGAGTCTTTGTATCATGAATCTAATTCTTTTTGTGTTATCATTTCTGATGTAAGATTTGTCAATGAAGCTGAACATATTCTTAAGCAAAATAATGGTATACTTATTTGCTTTGAGGCTTCAGAAGAAGTGCGTGATGCAAGAATTCTTGAGAGAGATGGCGTTCATATGACATTAGAGCAAAAGAGTCATAAGTCAGAGCAGCAGATTTCTACAATTAAAGGGATGGCTTCGGCGGTCATTAATACAGATAGTTTAACTGTTGCTGAGCAGGCCAAGGCGACTATGAATATAGTTAATGAGATGATGGGTATTTATGCCTAAGATAAGTAAAACAGCAATGGATCAGTCAATTGATTCTCCTTTAGATCAGGTGGTAACAAATTTGAGTAGTGAAATATTATCAACTTCTTCAGCTCCAATTTTTATTTGTGGAGTGAATAGAAAAATCAATATCGGAAATTATGAGAATATTGACGTTTATGCAGGTATAACCTTGCCCTTAGAGGGAATGTCTTATGAAGATAAGGATAGCCTAAAAGAAGCTATTCGCGATGCCGCGGCTTATGCTTTTTCTTTAATGGCTAAAGAGACAGGTGAAAGATATAATCTAATAAAAGAGTCTCAACAAGGGAATTAATTTTTAAGTAAAAAACATTACTATATTGTCATAATTTAACACACTTGGGCGATATTATTATGCTAAATTCTTTGTCAATTTTAGCCACTACAACCAATCAGGTGACCAGTTCATCTGATTCACCTATTGTCATTGTAATACTAGCGCTCATATCTGCAAGTGGTGTTATCATAAC